GTGCTATCATACAGTGGATCGGCAGTGTTTATGGGCGGCGTTGTTATCGTTGCGGTTGGCGTTGCCGTATATAAAAACGACCTACTACCCTAACCTACAGAGGTGACAGATCGCGAGAGATATATAATGCAACTTACAAATACATAAAGGAAAAAAAAATTCCGCGTAAAAAAATTCTTATGGAAAAGGTTTATCACATCTATGCAAGGGAAGAGTGTTTATATAACAATCTAAGTGAGATACAATTTAACAAGACATGGAGCGCCCTCAATGGGATGGTTGGTTTATTACATACCGACTATAGCATTGAGGATTTATCATATGAGAAATGTAATCGCACCCATGGAGTAAGGGCGGTTTCTTCTACAGAACCAGATGGATCAGATAGTTATTGACATACTACATAATACCAGTTATAATTGAAATGAAGTAACCAACACGTTATGGCAAAAGGATTTACTGTAAAGGCAACTGCCCCCAAACCAAAGACAACAGAAGAGTGGGACATTGCGGCTATTAAGGAAAGAATGAAAGGCAAGACAATTGTTTTTTGTCTACCTGGTCGCGGGTGTTCATTTACATTTCTGAAGAACTTCGTACAACTGTGCTTTGATATGGTACAGAACGGAATGAGTATTCAGATCAGTCAAGATTATAGTTCCATGGTAAACTTTGCACGATGCAAATGTTTAGGTGCGAATGTATTACGTGGACCTAAGCAAATTCCATGGGATGGAAAGTTAGAGTATGATTATCAGTTATGGATTGATAGTGATATTGTATTTGATACAAACAAGTTCTGGCAGTTGTGTGACTTAAGTGTTCCAGCAGAAGGAGAAGAGCGCGGTATTACCGGAGGGTGGTATGCTACAGAAGATGGCGTCACAACATCAGTCGCACATTGGTTAGAAGAAGATGATTTCCGTAAGAATGGTGGAGTGATGAATCACGAAACTGTCGAATCTATTTCCAAACGCCGCAAACCATTTACTGTTGATTACACAGGATTTGGATGGGTAATGATTAAGAAGGGAGTCTTTGAGGAAATGGAATACCCCTGGTTTGCTCCTAAGATGCAAGTCTTTGAGAGTGGGAATGTCCAAGACATGTGTGGTGAGGATGTCTCATTCTGTTTAGATGCTAAAGAGATGGGATATGAGATTTGGTGTGATCCACGTATTCGCGTAGGTCATGAAAAAACTCGTGTTATTTGATTAGGAGATTATTATGGCAGCAAGAAGTAAATCATTATCAGGTGGAGAGTTTGTTGAAGCTCATCCGAAAAAAACTCGTCAAGGGTATGGTAAGCACACAAAGTACGCCGCGTCGTCTCGTAATGGGGCAAAGAAGCGTTATCGTGGACAAGGTAAATAGTGTAGTTATATGAATACATCATGGCTGCACTTGTATGTAATCTTCCCGCAGTGGAAGTATGGGTACGTAAAGAATATCTAACTGACCATCAAAGTGGTCATGGTGAATTTGTTAAAGGCGTTTGGGTATCGTGTAAATCGATACCTGGGCGCACTTTTTATTTTGAGACGTATTTACCCGAATATGCTGCAATGTATGATAAACTACCTATTAGCGCGTTTGTCTCGTCTCCGGAGGTCCCAGACCCCGATATGGACCTTCCTAACCTACAGTTCTGGAACTGTATGGACTATGGTGTTGTATCAATAACGAAGCAATTTATTGGTAGTATGGACTATGAATTATATACAAGAGACTTTGGTATACAGAAAGGTACATATATCTGCACCATTGATAATTATCATCAAGATCCTGAGGTAATAGATTATGCAACAAGTGAAAATCCAGCTGAACATAAGTCACATAATCTAATTGAATTGGAAAATGGACAATATGCATTGTATCCAAACAATAGGATGCGTATTTTTGACAATAGTTTAACACCTGTTGAACCTAAAATGCCCGACTTCAAGGTTTCAACTCAATATTATCAAGTTGAGAATGGATTTGAGCGTCTTGGAATGGGACGTGAGGATGAATATTTCTGGAAAACTGCAAAAGAGCGGGAATCTAGTGAATTAAATAGTGATACAGAAAAAGAAACTCCCAATTTTTAAAAATGACAGATTTTTTAGACAACTTAGCTAATGATCAGCATCAAAAGATGCTTCGTGAAATTGCAAATGACAATCAAACACCCAAAAAACGTGATTCTCTTGAAGAAACTGACCTTTTTATAGTTGATGAGGTAGTTTCTCAGACTGAACCGATGACACTCAACGAGTTTTGATCTGATACCTTAATAAATAAGATATAATCGCAGGATTCTTGTGCCTTTAGAAAGGGTAAGTCAGGGTTTTAAGGATATTAGTATGACTTTTCAGAGTAACCCTCTGACAAGTGATCTTATCGCACTTAAAAATGAAAATGCAATTGCTCGTTCTATAAGAAACATTGTATTTACAATCCCAGGTGAGAAATTTTTTAATGAATCATTTGGATCTAACATCAATAGATCACTTTTCGATAATATTGACGAATTATCAGCACTAATCATTAAAGATCAGATTACTGAATCAATTGAAAACTTTGAACCAAGGGTTGATACAGTTAAGGTTGTAACTTCTCCTGATTTTGATAACAATAGTTTTGATGTTGTTCTAACATATGAAATTATTGGAGCTGATATACCACCACAAGAATTACAATTTGTTTTGCAACAAACTAGGTAAAAATGCCACTAGCTAATTTCACAAACCTAGACTTTGGTCAGGTTAAAACAACACTTAGAGAATATCTAAAGGAAAACTCCAATTTCACTGACTATGATTTTGAAGGGTCCAACCTTTCAACAATCCTTGATGTTTTGGCATACAACACCTACATCACTTCATACAATGCGAACATGGTCGCAAACGAAGTGTTTATTGATAGTGCGACATTAAGAGAAAATGTCGTATCTTTAGCAAGAAATATTGGATATCTTCCCAGATCAAGAAAAGCATCAGCATCAACTGCTAGTTTCTTCGTTGATACATCAAATATAACACCTGCACCTAGCACAATCACTCTTAAGAAAGGTATTGTAGCTACGAGTCAAGGTTCTTTTGGTAGACAATCATATACTTTTTGTATATTAGAGGATATAACAGTCCCTGTTGTTGATTCTATCGCATCATTTAATGATATTTTCATATATGAAGGAAGTTTATTAACTTCAAACTTTACAAATAGTGCAAGAACTCCAAATCAAAAGTTTATTTTACAAAATCCAGGAATTGATACTGATTTAATATCAGTTACTGTGAGACCAAATGAGCAATCAACTAAAAGTGTAAAATATAGTCGTCAAGATAGTCTTTTTGACATCAAATCTGATTCTAAAGTATATTACCTTCAAGAAGTTGAAGATGAAAGGTATCAAGTTATTTTTGGCGATGGTATTTTTGGAAATAAACTTGATGATAATAATTTTATTACTGTAAATTATATTACATCTAATGGTGATGCTGCAAATGGAGTAAATCAGTTTACTTTTGCAGGAAGATTAGTTTATACAAGGAATTCTCAAGAATACACAGTAACTACTGGCATTTCACTTTTAACTACAGGAATATCTGCATCTGGAGGAGAATCTATTGAAGGTGTAGAGTCGATTAAGAAGTTTGCACCAAGAATCTATGCATCTCAGAACAGAGCATTAACTGCAAACGATTATGAAACAATTATTCCTGCAAAAATTTATCCAGAAACTGAATCAATCTCTGTTTTTGGTGGTGAAGAATTAGTTCCACCACAATATGGTAAAGTATTCATTAGTATTAAACCAAGATTTGGTGATTTTATTCCAAATTTGATCAAAGAGAATATTAAAACAAAATTGAAGAAATATTCTGTTGCTGGTATTGTACCAGAGATTTTAGATTTAAAATATTTGTATCTAGAAGTAAATACAAAAATTTACTATAACACCAATTTTGCACCATCATCTGCGTATGTTTCTACTATTGTTCAGAACAATACGACAAGATATTCTGAATCAACTGAGTTAAACAAATATGGTGCAAGGTTTAAGTATAGCAAATTCTTAAAAATGGTTGATGATAGTCACGAATCAGTGACTTCAAACATCACAACTGTGGCAATGAGAAGAGATCTGGGAGTTGTTTTAGACACTTTCGCAGAATATCAAATTTCTTTTGGAAATTCCTTTCATATTAAAAATATGAGTGGGTATAACATTAAAACTTCAGCATTTAGAATTGCCGGAGTTCAATCAAATGTGTATCTATCAGATGTACCTGATACAAATAGAGTAACAGGATCTTTGTTCTTGTTTACATTACCATCAGTAGGGTCACAATCACCAACTATTGTAAAACGTAATGTTGGAACAATTAATTATGTAAGTGGTACTGTTACTTTAAATCCAGTAAATGTTTTGGCTGGAAAGACTAAAGATGGTCAATCAGTTATTGAAATTGAAGCAACTCCAACTTCAAATGATGTTGTTGGATTACAGGATCTTTATTTGCAACTAGATATAAGTAACAGTAATTTTGAAACTGTTGTTGATGATATAGCATCTGGATTAGATCCATCTGCATCAAGTTACATTGTATCTTCCAGTTACTCAAACGGCAATTTAGTCCGTTCTGGGGGTCCAAATACAAATATTATAACTGGAAACAGAATTGGAGGTTCTTCTGCTTCTACTTCTAATGTAACCACTCAACAGGCAACTTCGTCAACATCCACATCTGGATCATCCTCATCGGGTTCAATCTCATACTAAGAAGATAAAATCATAACATGTCAGAAACTAGAGTTCAGTTTAATACTATCGTATCTAACCA